AAATCACCTCCTTCGAGGACTTCGACATCGACTTCAACCAGTACAAGTACCTGATGGAAACCCGCCTGTCGGGTGCACTGACCAAGCCCAAGTCGGCTCTGGTCATCCGTCGGGATCAGGGTATCGTGGCTACCGCTGCGGCTCCGACCTTCAACCCCTCCACCAACACGATCACGATCCCGGGTACCACCGGAGTCGACTACCTGATCAACGGTGAAGTGGTTACGGGCGACGTCCAGATCACCGAGTCCACCGATGTCGATGCTGAGCCGAAGGCTGGCTACTACCTCGCTCCGCTGTCGACTCGCCACTGGGTCTTCACCTACACCGCGCCGTAAGTAACACTTCAAAATGGCACGATTCTACGGTGAAATCGGTTTCGGGGACATCGTGGAAACAGCGCCGGGTATTACGGAGGACGTCATCAAAGAAGTCAAATTCTATGGTGACGTCCTCCGTAGTAACTTTCGAACCAATGACAACGACAAGATTAATACCGATACTCTTTTGAGTAACTCAATCAGTATTGTTGGAACCAAGTATGCTTTTGATAACATAAAGCATATGCGGTACATCAAATTTGAAGGGGACCTCTGGAAGATCGATACTATTCAAGTCGAACGCCCCCGTCTGATTATAGGAATGGGGGATGTCTACAATGGACCGACGGCTACAGCTCCAAGCGCTGCTTAGTGAGATTCCGGGAGTTAAGAAAGCTTACTTTCAGGAACCGTCTGCAGACCTGATGGAATATCCGTGCATTGTCTATCACCTAGATAAGCGCGAATCTTCTCACGCAGACAACGCTCCATATCGTCATTCGAAGCGCTACCAAGTAACTGTAATGGACAGGGATAGTACAAGTACCATTCCCGATGCGGTTGCTGATCTACCCCTTTGCGCCCATGAGAGGCGCTTTGTGGTGGACAAACTTTACCACGATGTATTCAATCTTTATTTCTGAAAGGAATAATCCATGGCTAAGCTTTCATGGGGTACTCCCGGAGCTCGAGTATTCGAGACCGGCGTAAGCAAGGGCGTCCTCTACCGCCGAAGCGCAACTGGTGCATACGATCAGGCTACCCCTTGGGTCGGTCTTGTCTCTGTTACCGAAAGCCCTTCCGGTGCGGAGTCCAACAAGCAGTACGCAGACAACACTGTGTACGCAAACCTCGTCTCTGCTGAAGAACTCAGCGCAACGGTCGAGGCCTTCACCTACCCGGACGAATTCGAAGCCTGCGATGGCTCTGCGGAGATCACCACGGGTGTCAGCATCGGTCAGCAGAAGCGTGAAATCTTCGGTCTGTCGTACCGGACTGAGATCGGCGACGATCTTAATTCGAACGCGGGCTACAAGATCCACCTTCTCTACGGTGCACAGGCTGCTCCGACGGAGAAAGCCTACAACACGATCAATGACTCGCCTGAGGCTATGACCCTAAGCTGGGAACTGACGACGACTCCGGTTGACGTCCCCGGCTTCAAGCCCACGGCGCTTCTCACGATCGATTCGACGAAGGTCAACTCGGCCGACCTCGCTGCTCTGGAAGCACTGCTTTACGGCACTGCCTCTGAAGAAGCAGAGCTGCCGCTTCCCGCCGACATCGTGGCCCTCTTTGAGGACACTGTGGACGCACCCGCGGCCTAATTAACAGACGAAAGGAGACCGGAGAATGCTTACGCTACATATTCCGGGTATCGAACAATGGGACGAATCCAAACAGGAATTCGTTTACACAGAAGACGTTACTTTGGAGTTGGAGCATTCTCTGGTCTCCCTTTCGAAATGGGAGTCTAGATGGGAAAAGGCCTTCCTCACATCCAAGAAGCATTCCGATGAGGAAGCTCTTTGGTATGTAGTAGCCATGACATTGACACCCAATGTTCCGTCTGAAGTTTATCAGCGACTAACCAGCGTCGAAATTGAGAAGATTAACGAATACATCAACTCAAAAATGACAGCTACATGGTTTGCTGACTCAGGCGGTCCTAAACGCGCAAACAACGAGGTTGTCACTTCAGAGCTTATCTATTATTGGATGAACGCTCTTACAATACCTTTCGAATGTGAAAACTGGCATCTGAATCGCCTGTTCACATATATTGAGGTTTGTAATAAGAAGAACAACCCCGACAAGAAAGCTAAGATGAATCCGCGTGACTTGGCTAATCGAAATCGAAAACTTAACGAAGCTCGTAGGGCTCAGTACAACACCCCGGGCTAAATTCCCCAGAAAGGAATACCATGGCTAGACTTATTTGGGGAAAAAGCGGTGAGCGGACTTTCGAAACCGGAGTTAAACAAGGCATTCTCTTCGTTGATGGTGATGCAGTTGTATGGAACGGTCTCATATCCATAAGCGATTCGCCTAGCGGAGGATCTCCTCAACCATATTACCAAGATGGAACTAAATACATCGAGGTTTCAGAGGTTGAAGAATACCACGCAACTCTCGAAGCATTTTTGTCGCCCCCAGAATTTGATTTGTGTGATGGTACAGTTGCCATCCACTATGGTCTTTTCGTAACCCAACAGCCTAGAAAGACTTTTGGGCTAGCGTACCGAACCGAAGTCGGAAACGATATCGAAGGTTTGGGACGTGGGTATAAGATCCATTTGATTTACAATGCGATGGCTGCTCCCTCTGATCGCGACTATGCGACAATGGGTGATGAAACTGACCCAATTAAATTTAGTTGGGACATCACAGCCACTCCGGTTAAGGTTACGGGTAAAGCCCCTACCGCACATGTGATTATCGATTCGACGATCATGGAACCGGAAGTACTAACTGCTATTGAGAATCTGATTTATGGGACGGAGAGTACGTCTCCATCTCTTCCCACTCCCGACGAGCTTCTTACGCTTATCGAAAATACCCCCAGAATGTTGGAAATTGTACCCAACGAAGAAACGGGTCTTTCGCCACTGGTGTATCGCGGTGAACATGACCTTATTGGTGTCATGAATACCGGTATCTACGATGCGCCTGTCGAGACCCGACTTGATGAAACAGCAACACCCGGTATTTACGATTTGGAGACTGAATGACAACATACGACACATTCGTAGGAGTTGATAGCACCTACAACTTCCCACCGGAAGTTCGTGAAGCTATCGCATCTTCACAGGAAATCAAAGACGCTATCGCGGCAATGACTTCCGGAACTCAGACTGGCGCCCCGCCCATCGGCAAGGGTGAGCAGGACGTCTACGTTGAGGATTATCTCGCCACAAACCGAGTCCCCGGACTTACGGATGATCGACCTGCATTCGAGGCAGCGCGTCTCACAGGAAAGCGTGTCCGAGCTCGTGAAGGTACGTTCTACCTGAGCAAGTCTCCTGACTGGAGCGACAATGCATGGTTCCAAGGCGCAGGCAAGGGTCGAACAATCATCAAGCTCCTCGACAGTGCTCCTGCCGATGCTACTCTCTGGGGTAACATCAAGCTTACCGGTACTGTTCAGGGATATTTTGCTGACTTCACGCTCGACGGTAACTGTGGGCGACAGAACGGAACGCTGACGGCGGCTGGTGGATCTCGATCCTCCAACTTCACTCTTCGAAATGCAAAGTATTTCTATGTGGAGCGAGTAAGCTCGATCAACCCTCTGCTTCACAGCTTTGACGTCACTCGCGGCCATCTAGATTACCCATATCTGGAAGACGGTAACCTCGCAACCCTCAGGTCTAGCGATTGTTACTTCGATATGTTGGATGGCACCAACTTCGGCGATGACGGATTCACTGTACACAGCTCGGATTACATCCACGTTTCAAACTCGATCTTCTACAACCCGCGCAACCGCACGAACTGTAACGGATTTGAATTCGATGGGGATAGTCGCTACAATGTAGCTACGAATAACCGAACTTACGGTTGCTACGGCGGCATCGAAGTTAAGGGTCACGCAAACGAGAGCGCCTCTCAGGCAATGACCATTAATGGTCATATTTCGGTCATGGATACTCGGTCCTACCACTTCCGTCACATCGGCCACCACCTCGGCCCGAACACGGACACTGGTGCTCCCGGCGATCCCGTATCGAAGTCGGCATTCGACATCGTAGCCACGAACCTTGTCTCCATCTTCCCGGGAAACCGATACGGATTCCAAGATGAGACTACGCCATCAGCCCTGACGATCAGTGCATTCTCGAATGTGTCGGTCACAAACTTCACGGCTATCGGCGATCCGAACTATGACTTTGCGCATAACTCGGTTGTAACCGCGATGTATCTCGCCAACAACATCAAGCTGTCGAACTTTAACTTCCGTGACTTCAAGGGTTCTGATCAGGATATCTACATCACGGGTGGGTTCAACAAAGCGACTCGCGTCATCATCGATGGTGTGAATTCCAAGAATTCCTCGCCTCGAATCATTGGCATCGGTTCCGCGAACCCGCAGGTAAGTATCGACAACGTACAGGGTGTAGCACCGGCGACGGGCGCATTGTACGCGATTGACGCGGGCTACAGCAACGATAAGGTAAACATCGGTCAGAACATTCAGGTCGAAGGATACCCGACGGTTGTTCGATTCGACGGTACGAACTACTCGACTCTGTCTAAGTTCCTCCGTCGAGCCCTGAAGTCGCTCAATGGCGCCACCAAGCTGATCGATTTGGATGTGACGAAGGATTACTACTTCAACACGACCGAATGGGCAGCCTTCTCGGACGTCCCTCCGGGACAGACGGGTGGAAACTGGGTTGAACACAGCGTTATGACGGGTAACTCTGTAATCCAGAGGGCTACTCGTAACACAACGGGTACAACCCAGCAGGCGGCTTGGCGAATCATCGACACGAGCTCCAAGGGCGCTGGTGCTTGGAATAGCCTCATCTAGCTAGCGGTAGGGCTGACATCAAAATGGAAGTGTTTTGTTGTCAGCCCTACTACATGCCTCTAACACTCTGGAGATTTAATGACTAATTACGATATCTACCCTGCGGTAGACGAGGACTTTAACTTCCCACCAGAGGTTAGGCAAGCTACCGCAGACTCTCAAGAAATCAAAGATCGGATTGCTGAAGAAGTAGCTCCGATCTACATGCGTCGCTGGCTTCCGAACGTCAACTTCGCGGCTAACGAACAAGCAGTTCTACCGGATAATCGAATCGGTTCAGCTAAAACCGATTTCACCACTGGATCAGTATATGATTCAAGTAAGTGGAATCTGGTTACTGCTATCGATATGGTGAACGCAGCAACATCTACTGGTGAGATCGTACTCCGAACAAATCTTGCCACATCGCCAAATGGTGAGATTGGATGGGTCACAACCAGTGGCTACAGCTCCACCTATGACCCTACATACATTCGTCCCGACGGTAAGTATGGGGCTCGTCGTTGGTCTAAAAGTTCCACTGATACTGGAAAATACTTCCCCTACGGTCGAGGCATCGGTCAGGCTACAACAACATCATCTGCCAACACGCCGGGAACGATCAATGGGCTAGCCCCTGTAGTTCCGGGAAAGTCGTATGGAGTCGGTCTTTGGGCTGTGTCAACAATTGATTCTCCCATCGGTTCAATTTCTTTCAGATGGTATGACGTCAACGGGAACGCAGCAACTCCCGGAAGCACTAGCTCTGCTTCTAAATCAGGAGTAGCAGGAATTCCTCAATGGTATGCCGCTGTAGCTACTGCGCCAGTAAATGCTGCCTACGTTAACATCGAGTTCTACCTTGCACAAACAGTTGACGGTTTGTCAGTAGTGTTGAACTCGCAAACTTGGGCTTGGAATGTTCTTATTGAACAAAGAGCAACTGCGCCTGTGGCAGCCGACTACATTGATGGTAGTACACTTCAAAATGGGAGTATTACGTATAAGTGGCTAGGCTTTGCGAACCAGTCTATGTCGGTTCAGATGCAGAACGACACGATCATTCGTCGAAGTCCAGCTGGAACATTCGAAGCAACGACTCCTTTGTCGGCACTAGACGTAGCTAACAAAGCCTATGTGGATCTTAGGACCCCCATTGTAGTAACGCAGTCATTGAACAATGACGATACGGCTTTGGCTCAAGCAGCTCTTGATGTTTGTAAAGCTAATGGCGGAGGTCGAGTTCTAATTCCCTATACCGGGAAAGACTGGCGACTGTCTAAGCTGTACATCAGTCGAAACACGACGTTCGAGTGTGCCCCCGGTGTAGTCATAAAACGGAAGGGTGGGTCTTACGGAATCAGTAATATTTTTACCGGAATCAACCCTCTCACAGACAATACCGATCCATATTCTGGACACGGAAACATCAAGATCATTGGCGGCACTTGGGATGGGAACATCCTTACGGAATCATATGTTACGACCGGATTCAATCTCTTCTACTTTGCTGGCGGAAGAGATATCATTGTCGAAGGCGTTACCGTTCGAGATATGGTTACGAACCACTGCGTTGATCTAAATGGTGTGTCTAACGTGGTTATTCGTAAATGTCGTTTCCTTGGATACAAGGACGGTACCGTTCCCGGCGATTCGATCTACCCTAGGAACTATGTAGAGGCCATCCAATGNTCTCAGAACCTAGATGATTCGCAGACAGTTTGGTATCCGATGCTTGGNACACCNTCTAAGAATATTCTAGTGGAACACTGTACTTTCGGTGCTTCAGGTACTGCGGGTACGATCGCATATCCTGCTGGTTTTGGGACACACACTAGTTCAAACGATACACTCACATCAAACATCAAGATTCGTGATTGCACGTTTGAAGGTCAGAGCTTTGGCGCAGTAGTTGGATATACGTACAACGACCTTACCGTCACTGGAAATACGTTTACTAACTGTGCGTACGGCCTTAAAGCCAATAACTTCACGAACGGTAAAACTTGGGATAAAACCAATCAAGTATGGATCGTCAATGGTCCTACTCGAAAGGAGACATCGGGGATTATATTCTCTGATAATCAGCTGTTCGATACTACGAATACTGACGTGTCTATCCTAGGTACGAATGCTGACGTTAATAACTACTGGGCTACGTGTAACGACATCGCCATTCATGACAATCTATTTAAAGCAAATACTACTACCAAACGTTCGGGACAGAATGTTCGAGTACTTCTATGCAAAAACGTAGATGTTCACGACAATAACTGTCAGAATGCTCAAATTGGGATTTTGGTAGATAGCTGCGTTAATGCGAAAACTCACGATAACGAAGTTTATAACACGGTTACGTATGGTATTCAGCATACTAAGGGTAGCACTCCTCCCGGAACCGACAGTAAGTATTGCAGTGGGAATAGGATCTACAATAACGATGTTTATTCTGCTGGATCACATGGCATCGGAAATAACTCGATGTTCGTATCTTCGGTACATGGAAACATGGTGGCTGATTGGGGCGTAGTTACAGCCTCTGCTAACGGTATTCTAACCAGCGGCACTGACGGATCGCTGGTTGCAGGAAACCATGTGTATACTTCTGCTACCGGAAAGGGTGCGGCAATTGCGGTGGCTACAACATCTACCACGAATGTTGCAGTAACCCTAAACAATAGAATCTCAAAGCCTGATGGCGCACTGATTACTATGGGTACTGGAGTTAACAACACCTATGGCAACCTAACGTACGCTACATCCTAAATAAACTG